TAGTCCTAAAGTGCCACCATATTTTACGTAGCTTGTTTATTTTATCGTAAATTCTTTTATTCTTGTCAGATGTTTTAGTCTTAACAACACGTTTCATTGGACTAAATAAACTTTTGACTTTATAAACTATCACTTCTTATTTTTATCCATCTCTTTAATTACTTTGTCTGAAGCAATGTTACCTACAAATGTACCACCTACAGATGCTGCAAAGTTTGCGCATCCTGTGAGCATAAAACATAATAATATAATTTTAGCCACGTTTTGTAGTTAGCTTTAAGTATGGATAGTTTGTGTTTATTTCTTTTATTAACTCTTTAGTTTGGTCAGGGTTATATATATCAATTCCTTTTTGCTTTAACTGCATTTCCACTACAGGTGGAATACTAGCAAAGTGCGCCCATTCTTGTTTAACGCCTTTATCCCAAACTTCTGGGTTATTTCTTGCATCTTTAATTTTGTCTAACATGCCACTAATATCTTGTGTGCTAGTTAGGTAGTATGTATCTTTAGCTGGGTCATAGTCAAAGTATTGACTTACACCTGTTACGCTATTGTGGTCAAATAATATTGGCATTTAATACCCAGTCTTCAGCTATATTTTCAGCTTGTTGTTCTGTGAATGTTACTTGACTTTTTAAATATGAATTGTCTTTATAAAACATTACTTCATATTCACCTGCTATTTTGCATACATTAGCAGACTTATTATTATTTTCAAATGTTGAAAGTATCATATAAAAATACAACAGAGGGTGAATTAACACCCTCCATTATATCATAACTTAGTTACTAAGCACCTGTGTTTTGTACTTTAGCGTGTGCATCTGGGTTTTGAACCACTAATGCGTACTCTGAAGTAAGTAACCATTTTGTTGAGTCACCAGTTGTAGCTAACTCTTGTTTCTCAATTGGTCGTAATGAAGCTAAACCAACGTAGTTAGGGTCAATAGCTAGAACAGCTTGGTCACGCATAAAACGGTCAAGTTTCACAGTATGATTACCGAAGTCTGAAACGTAAACGTCTGCAGCACCAGTAATTGTAGCTTGTGTGTTACCTTGAACATTGTTGAACTTAGTAGCGATACCAGCAAAGCCAGAGAAACGTGCTTTGTTAGTTGCTGACATAAGGATAGTTGATGGCTCGCCACCGTCTGTCCATGCTAATTGTAAAGCTGACTTTAAGTCTGCTTCAATAAATGTAACTGAAGTACCGTCTGTAGGAGCTGCAACTGTACCACCTGAGAAACCAGGAGTTGTACCTGCTGTAGAACCTGTAGCGATAACTCTGTTTACAATCCAAGACTCAATACCAGCTGATGTACGAGCTGTAGCTGCGCCACCTGCTGAAGATGCTTGGTTACGTACTAAAGCATATTCCATGTCACGTTTAAGTTCTTTACCAGCTTTCATAAGTTGGTAAGCAACTTCAGACTTACGACCATATTTACGAACTACGTCATAAGTGTTAGAAATTTGAACTGTTTTACGTGAGATTTGTGTGTAGTTACCTAATACTGTTGTAGCAGGTAATGTTGAGAATGAAGCGTCATCACCTTCAACTGCTGCATTAGTTGTTGCTGCTGCTAATGCGTCTGTTTGCCATTGATGGTATGTTTGACCTGCTGTCATTCTTTTTGCCATTGAAAGTAATGGTGTATCTTCTGGAGAAATATCAAAGATAATATCTTCAAAAGACTCTGCTATACCTTTACCGGTGTAGCTATTGGTTGCTGATGCTGCCATGATTATCGTTTCCTTTGTAAATTAAAGCATGTTTTCTATGAGTTTTTGTGCTAGGTCTGATTTACCTGTCTTACGTAACGAGTCACGTAATTGACGTTGATTAGAACTAGCTTCCGCTTTGGCATCTTTAGCACCAGGTTTCACGACTGGTTTTGCGCTTGATACCTTTTTCTTTACAATAGAATCCTTTTGTTGGAGTTTGCGCCATTGCATAGCGTCATGCAAAACCTTCACGTGACGAGGGTCAACAATTGAGTTGAGTTCTGCATCAGAAAAACCATAATCCTTGCCAGTAGATAACAATGCTTGGTTAGTCTCAGGACTCCAATTTGGTATCTCTTTTGCTAGAATTTCTTTTCCTTTTGCTATCTTCTCTGCCATCAATTGCGTTTGCTTCTGAACGACTTCCTGCTTTTTGGCTTCAAACTGTGAAACTAATGTGCTACGTTCTTGCTGTAGCTGGTTATATGTAAAGAAAAGTTTTTGCGCTTCTACAAAGTCACTATCAGACAATTGTTGCCAATTCACGTTAGCATATTGGTTCAATTGTTGGTCTAGTGCTGTAATTTTCGCTACATCTTCAATCAACACATTGTTAAGTTGCATTTGCTCTTGAAAGGCTTGCTCTTGAGCTTTAATTTGCTCAGCATAAGTTTCTAGCTCTTTACGTTGTTCTGCTACTTGTTGTGTCTTTTGTGTGTAGTCAAGCCCTTGTTGTGCTAATGCTACGACTTCGTCAATTGGCTTCTCAACTTCTTCACCATTAACCTTTAACTTAAGAATAGCAGGAACTTCATCTTGCGACTGTTCTTCTTCCTCAGTTTGGTCATCAGGTGCGTCATCAACAGCTTCTTCTTCAGACTCTACTTCTTCAGTAGGTTCTTCAGCTTCTGCCTCAGCTTCTTGTGGTTTAAGTTCTTCTTCTGGTGCATCAAAATTTGGTTTAGCATCAGATTGAATATCATCACCTAGCATAGCCTCTAATCGGCTTTGTGGTGACTGTTCTACGACTTGGTCACTCATAATATCTTCCTTAAAATTAGACAATAAAAAAGCCCACCGAAGTGAGCTTTAAGTGGGCTTGTCCTTACCCAAATATCTTAAACTTAGGTCTATCTGTTTGTATGGTTGCTAACTTACCTGTGTTCATCACGTCAGTAAGTTGTTTCTCAATTTGATTTAATAACTGTAAAGCTATGACTAATCTGTTATGAGTCTTTTCATCACCTAATGGACTTGTTGCCATAGTGTTGACAATGTTCTCTTTAACTTTTGACATTGCTTCTTTAAATAATGGGTTCTCTAAAACTACTGCAGCTTGTTCGCCACGCTTTACTTCTTCTAAAGACTTATCCAATTAAATGTATCCTTTAGCCTTATTTATCCAGCGTCCCTTAGCTGTTAAGCCACTTACTTTAGATGAGTAAGCAGTCTTATAGTCTATCATATTTGCTTCTATTGCGCCTGCACCACCTAAACGTGATACTGAACCTGCAGGTTTTGTACTAGCATAACCTACAATAACTGCGCCTTGTTCTGCTGCTCTTTCATTAGCCATACATTGCTCCTGACTGTGCTTTTATTTGTGCAATTGCTAAGTCAGTTTCAGCTTTTAATTTAGCTTTAAACTTCTCTAACTCAGCTTGTGCAATAATCTTTTCACGTTCAATAATAATATCGTTCTTACTACGTTCTTGCTCTTGTAACATTTGTGCTTGAGCTTTTTGTTGCTCAATAGCTAATTGACCTTGCACCATAATCTCTGCTTCTGAAGGTGCTTTTTGACCTTCTTGTTCAGGAGTATTAGCAGGGTTAATCCAGAACTCATCAGGGTTTTTAAATCCTGCGTTCTGTGTAAGTTTAGCTAACGCATTGTAAATCTTCTCTGGTGATGTAATACCAATTTGGATAGCTTCTTTTTGAGCTTGTAGAATAGTATTGAGATGTAGTAATTGTTGGTCTTTATTACCTGCACCTAAACCTACAGAGATAGATAAGTCTTTACGAGCTTTCCATTCTCTTGGGTCTACTTCTACCCACTTGTTACGTAAACGAATAATATCTGGTTTAGTAAGCGTAGTTCTAACTAAATGATGCACTAACTTGAATAACTCTTTAACACCTGTTTCTGCAAATGTTCTAGCTACTAACTCAATACGTTGTTGAGATGCGTTCATAATTTGTTGAACGCCTGTAGCTGTCTTGTTTAATGTATTAGCATCTAAACCTTGATTGTAAGCTGTAACACCTGTTCTCTTTTCTTTCATAGAGTCCATGTATTCAACCATAGTAAAACTTGTAGGTGGAAGTGGTGGATGTGATAAAGGCATAATAGCACTACCTGGTTCACCCACAGTTCTTACAATACCACCTGGACGACTTGTTAGCATATCGTCTAAGTTTACTCTGTCGCTAATAGCATAACGACCATTGTTAGCTAGATACATATTATCTAACTGACCACGAATAAGTGTAGACTTAACTAACTGAATGTCCATAGTCAAGTCAGCATAAGAACGACCAATATGTCTATGTGGCATAATCATTGGAGTAATACATGCAAAAGGTACGTATTCGCACTTCTCTTTATAGATAACTGTGTTACCTAAAACTACATATCTCCAGCGTTCACCATCAAGAACAATATATGTGTCTTTAACCATTGCTTCACTTTCAAGCATGGCTCTATCATATTCTTCGTCATAAATATCACGTGCATTAGACTCTTCGTCAAACGTATCACGAATATCTGACATAATTTGTTTTACGTAGTTTAATGTCTTGCCAAATGCTTCTGCAATATCAGCCAAAGCCATAATTTCTCTGTGCTGAACAAAACGTGCATTTTGTAGATTAGGACCAGATGTATCTACAGAAACCATGATGTTCTCTGGTGCTACATTCTTAATCTTAATCTCTGTCTTTTTCTCTGTTACTTTGAGTTTAACGTCATGTAACATAGGTTGCATAACTAATGCTGGGTCTTGACCTTGCATCATAGCTTGTTGTTGTAGCATAGCTAAGTCTACAGATGGGTCAGCATAAGCTGTATGTTCTAATACTTCTGTCTTCTCATCTGAAGCCAACATTTGTAGTTGTGCGTCAGTAAGACCTTTATACTCGTATTCTTCTACTTCTTCCTCTTCTTCAGAGTAGACTTTTACATAACCATTCTTAGAGAGTAATGCGTCTTTAAACCATACGTAGAATATGTTAAAGCCTTCGTTTTGCTCCATAACTACGTGGTTTACATAATCTGTTTCTTGGTCTGCTGCTTCTTGGTCTTCAGGACCTTTAGGGTCAAACTGAACAACTTTGTCACCAGCTACGAATACTTTAAGAAGTTGTGGTAATGCTGACTCAATCGTATCTTGAACGTCATAGCTAATTACTTGTGAACGACCTTCTACTTCGTTACCAAATGGCTCACCTAAGTAATAGTCAATAGCTTCAGCTCTATCGTTAGATAATGCTGCATCATTTACACCATAGGCAACATTTTCTTGTTGCTCTATCTGTGCAATAACTTCTGAGTCTTTTAAGTTCATTAAACAATTCCTCTTGATGAATACTCTATCTTAGTGTTACCCCATGTATCGTTAGTCATGGACTCAATAGATGTACATAAATATCTGAACGCATCTGCTCCATGTGAATACTCATCATGTAGTGGTGCGCCAGGTTCGTTAGTTGCAGAGTTTATACTTCTGCGATAATTCTTTAAACATTCAACAAGTCTATTAGCTGACTTGTCAAAGTATATTCTGTGAAAGTTCATTCGTGCTAGTTTAATACCAGACTCTATGTCTTGTTTAGGAACAATACGTGTATCCCATCCTAGCTTTCTCATTATATCTTCTGCTGATATACCATGCTTGAAGTCTTTAGACTGTCCGTCATGTGGTAAGAACATTTGACCCCAATTATATGGTAAGTTCTTTAGTTGTGCAGAATAACTATCTAAAGTCCTGTGGTCATCTTCTATGTAACCAATAATACGTAAGTCTGATACACCTTTTTGACATAGGATAACTGACATGCTATCGTTCCAACCTAAGTCCATAACAACATGAACTTTAAGCATTGGGTCATAAGGGACATTAGTAATATGCCCTTCTTCTTGTGCCTCTCTAATCTCGTTAGAGTATATAGCACCATCAACTGCTGCTTTACAATCACCTTCCCAGATATTTGCATAGTCAGGGTTAGTCTTTAAACTGTGTTGACGTTCTATCTCTAATACTTCAGGAAACCAAGGATTGTCAGTATAGTTTACTTTAACAACCTTAGCGTTCTCTGGTGGTTCTACTACAAAGCGTTTATATGTATCGTCTGTATCTATGTTAGGGTTAAATGATACCCAAATCTCTGAGTTAGGTTTACGTATTGTAGGTATTAAAATATCCCACGACTTCTTTGATACTGTTTGCGCTTCTTCCACCCAGACAATATCACATCCTTCAAAAGACTTAATGGACTCAACAGTATTAGTAGCCAACCCAGTAAAACTGAACGTGCTACCGTTAAGACCACGTATCTCTGCTTCCAAGACTTCATAGAAAGCTCCTAGACCTAATGATTGTATTTGATCGTTCAGCAGGGTGTGGACTGATTGCTTTATCGATTTTTGAATCTCTCTAGCGCATAAGACACGTGTTGGTTCATTAGCTGCTTTTATAAGCAATGCTCTAGCAAATGACCATGACTTACCAGAACCTCTACCACCGTATGCTACTTTGTAACGGTGTGGCTCAAATAAGAAGTCTAGCTTACTCGGAAACTGAGCTATCGTCTGGCTTGACAAAGAGTATTCCTATTCCAGTAGGTAAGTTAGAACCATCTGGTCCTGTTAATTCTGTTGTAGCTACTGATTTACCATCCATACGGTCAAATACTTCTTTTATGGCTGATACATCACCACTTTCTGCTTTAGCGACTAATGCTTCTGCAACTGCACGTAATCTTACAGCTTCTTCTTGTATTAATACTCGTTTAAGTGTTTCTGCAGCTAACCTATTGATTTTGCTAGAATGAGTATTCCCTTTATTGACTTCTGAGCTGCGTTCTGCTGCTAGCTTTTTTCTTTCTTCTATATCCATGATATTGCAACTCCTAATAGGTTGGTTGCCCTCTAATTGTAATCTTTAAATGCTGACTTTCCTTGTTTGTTTAGTTTCAAGTATTGTTTGTATGCGTTTTCTTTTAAAGCTCTTGCTTCAGGACTATTTTGTGATAATAGACCAGCTTCTAGTAATTGTGTGTTCTTTATCATTTGTGGTGTCATATCTTGAGTAACCATAGGATAGAATGGTTCTTTAGCAGTATTACCACCTAATGAGTATTCTGTTATATAACCACCATTTAAACTAGGAATAAGACCTTGCCATCCTGTAGTCTTTGGCATCATCTCACCACCGTATGTACCGTCTGGATTTACAAAAGCACGTAAACCGTATGGATTAGGATAGTTAGTAGCTAATAAACCACCTTGACTAGGAATAGAAGCATTACCTTTATCTAATAAAGACTGAACTGCTTGATTTTTAGCACCTTGTTGTGCCATTTTACGCATCTCTAGTTCTTGTGCGCTAGGTTGTCCACCTGTCATGGCATTAACTAAGTAATCTAAAAAGTTCATAGTTCGCTTTCTCTATTCTTTCCTTTTAAAGGATATATCATTCTTTGGTATGTTTCCCACCATTCTTGAGCATAATCAGTATTCTGATAGTCTTTAAAGCATGGTGTTCCTAATGTATGATGCACTAGTTTAGCATCTTTATTATATTCGTATTCTGTTTCTAGCCAGTTCCATGTTTCGTCTAGCTTACCTACTTGTTCTTCTGGATACTTGAGCCATTCAAACCTATGTAGGTATTTACCTGTTTGTTCTTGTACAAACTTAGGTGTGAGTTGTTTATTTAGCCAATGTGAGCAATTCCATAACATAACGCTTGACCAGTTCTTTTTAGGATAGTCTTCGTTTTTTGCACCTAGATATTTAACTGGATGCTTTGTTGTGTAGTTATGCTTTACGACTTTAACTGCTTCGTCATTATCAAAGTTAGTTAGTATTTCTGCTATATCTGTTCTGCATATCATATCGCCATCTACAAATAGTGCGATACCTTTAAAGTTATTTAGATATGGAACTAGAAAGCGTGAATAAATAAATGCGTTACTACCGTCTTTATGTGTTTCTTCGTAATCTTTTAAAGTATTTAATGCTAATGGTGTAAAACTTACCGGTATAGATGACTTTTCTATAACTGACTGGCAAAAGTTATGATAAGCAATTGGTTCTACTTTGCCATCATATCCTACGTATATATCTAGTTTTTGCATTTATTTATACATATTATTTGGATGTGTATATAAATATGATTTTTTTATACATATTACCAATGATGCCATACATTGACTAACAACGCAATGTCAGCTATGACAGCCAAAAGAACATATAACCAATTCATTTCTTTTTGTTGCGTGAACTTATAGCTTTTGCCTTTGCTTTTGCATCTGACTTGCTAGATGCTCCCCATGCTTTTAGGGATAGTAATAGTCTTGTTGGTTCACCGTTAGGTTTACGTTCTGGTCCTGGCATATTACCCATACGAGCTAAGAATGATGCACGTCTTGGGTTATCACCTGACTTTACTGGTGCTTTTAAATGACCACCTGTTTCTTTATTGTAAGAGGCACGA